TTCCTGCTAACTTGTGAATTAGTGCCTCTGCAACACCCACACCAACCCGCCCTTAGCGGGTTTTTTTATGCCCTCACTCGCCGCAAAACCCTGCCGACACACCGGATGCAACGCACTGGTACGTGATGGCGGCGGCTACTGCATAGCGCACAAGCGGGCCGAACGGAAGAAGGTGGAATCACGACGCGAGTCATCGACCAAGCGAGGCTACGGCTACAAGTGGCAGCAGGCACGCGCAGGATACCTGCGCAGCCACCCGCTATGCGTCCGGCACGAAGCGCGCGGAGAGTTGGTGCAGGCCACGGTAGTTGACCACAAGGTGCCGCACAAGCTGGACGATGCGATGAGCAGCGGCGACGCAACACGGATCACCAAGGCGCAGGCGCTGTTCTGGGATCACGATAACTGGCAGTCGTTGTGCAAGCCATGCCACGACGAGAAGACAGCACGCGAAGACGGAGCATTCGGCAACCCCAGAGCGCTGTAGGGTAGGGGGCATCAAAAGTCCACAACCCTCACGCTCTAGACCGAGCGCTTAGCCAAATTTTTACTTGCGGGAGTTTCAGGGGAGGGGGGGGTGCCCCCCTTGGTAGTACAGACGTTTGCACAGATAAAAACCAAACCAGCTCCGGCTGGTTTTTTCATTTCAGGAGTTCAAGTCATGGGATCACGGGGGCCGAAACCGTTGCCAACCAACGTGCATCTCCTGCGGAACAACCCGAGCAAGAAAACTGCGGCCCAGCTGATGGACTCGCTGCAGCCGGAGATCGAACTGCCCGGCGCGCCTTCGCATCTGTTGCCAGAGGCGAAGAAGGAATACCGCCGCATCAAGGATGAGCTGGTGCGCTACGGGCTGGTGTCGAAGATCGACCGCGCGGCGTTGTGCTTGTACTTGTCGAGCTGGGCGGAGCTGGTCTACGCCGAGAAGATGCTGGCGCGGAAGATGAAGACCGCGCAGAAGAAGATGGACGAAGCCGAAGCGGCTGGGCAAGAGTACACCGGCGGCGACGGCATGACCGAGATCACCACCAACGGCAACGTGATCTACTCGCCCTGGTGGGTGATCGCGAATAAGATGCGCGGCCAGGTGGACAAGTTCCTCTCCAACTTCGGCATGTCGCCAAGCTCGCGCGGTCGCGTGAGCCAAAGCAATCATTTGCAGCGCGACCTGTTCGACGACGAGGATGGTAAGCGCGCCGGCGGCTTCGGCGAAATATGAGCGAGAAGGATTTCGCGGAGATCGCGACGCAGTACGCGCGCGATGTGGTGGAAGGTCGGGAGCTCGCTTGCAGGTGGGTACGCCTGGCATGCCAGCGTCACCTCAACGATCTGGCACGCGCAGAACAAGGCTGGCTCTACCAGTTCAACCCCGAGCTGGTCGACATCAAGGGCAAGACCTACCGCCCGGCGCAGCGCATCTGCATGTTCGGCGAACGGTTGCCGCACATCAAGGGCGACTGGGCGGCGCGCGGCGAGAAGATCAAGCTGGAACCTTGGGAAGTTTTCATCCTGGCCAGTGCCTTTGGCTGGATCGTGGTGGCCACCGGCAAGCGCCGCTTCCGCGTGGTGGACCTGTTTGTGCCGCGCAAGAACGCCAAGTCGACACTGGCGGCGATCATCGGCCTGTACATGCTGTCTGCCGATGGCGAGTTCGGCGCAGAGGTTTACAGCGGCGCCACCAGCAAAGAGCAGGCGCTGGAAGTATTCAGGCCCGCGCGCCTGATGGCGATGTCCACGCCGGAATACCGCAGCTACTACGGCGTAGTGCCGAACATCAGCAACCTGGCGGTGATCGACACCAACTCGAAGTTCGAGCCGGTGATCGGCAAGCCGGGCGATGGTGCATCACCCAGCTGCTGGATCGTGGACGAGTACCACGAACACCAGACGGCGGAAATGTACGAGACCGGCGAGACCGGAATGGGCGCGCGATCACAGCCGATCCTGCTGACCATCACCACCTCGGGCAGCAACATCGGCGGGCCGTGCTACCAGCACCAGCAGACAGGGCAGAAGATCCTCGAAGGCAGCATCGAGAACGACCGCCGCTTTATCATCATCTTCACCATTGATGCCGAAGACGACTGGACCAGCGAAGAAGCGCTGCGTAAGGCAAACCCGAATTACGACGTATCGGTCAGCGGAGAATTCCTGCTGTCCGCGTTGCGCGATGCGCTCACCGATCCGCGCAAGCAAAGCACATTCAAGACCAAGCACCTCAACATCTGGACCAACGCCCGCGACCCTTGGCTCAACCTGGAGAACCTGCAAAAGTGCGCGGACGAGACGCTGACGCTGGACCAGTTCGCGGGCGAAGAGTGTTGCCTCGGGCTGGATCTGGCCAGCAAGCGAGACATCGCATCCGAGGTCTATGAGTTCAGCCGCGAGATAGACGGCAAGCGACATTACTACGCGATCAGTCGTAACTACCTGCCGGAGTCGGCAGTGCAGAAGCCAGAGAACGCGCACTACCGTGGGTGGGTTGCCCAAGGCTACCTGATCGAAACGCCCGGCAGCATGACTGATCTGGAACTGATCCAGGAGAACATCCTCGACGCGGCCGGCAAGGTCAAGATCCGCGAAGCAGCAAAGGACCAACACAACAGCGCGCAGCTCGGTGCCAACCTGGAAAAGGAAGGGCTCACCGTGCTGGATGTGCCGCAGATATCGAAGTACCTCAGCGACCCGATGAAAGACATCGCCGCGCTGGTGGACGCAGGACGCTTCCACCACGACGGCAACCCGGCTTTCATCTGGATGCTGTCGAACGTCGAGTGCAAGGAAGACGCCAACGAAAACATCTTCCCGCGCAAGTCGAACGAGGACAACAAGATCGACGCAGCGACCGCGCTGATCATCGCGCATTCGAGATCGATGCTCACCTCAACTGAGGTCGACATCGGTGCCTTCATACAGGACCCAATCATCGGATGACTATCCTAAATACGCTTTTCGGCTGGTTCAGATTCGGCGGCCTGGCGCTCGGCGACCGCAAAGGATCGCAGCTCGGCAACCCATCATCCGACCTGGTGAGCGACCTCGCCGCCGTTGGTGTGGACTCTGCTCTGCAAATATCTGCCGTGTGGCGCAGCGTCGAACTGATCGCTAAGACCATCGCCACCTTGCCGGTGATGGTGTACGAGACAGCCAAGGGTCAGCGTGTGCTGGCGCGCGACTCCGCACTCTGGCAACTGCTGCACGAGAGCCCGAATTCACGCATGACACCGTGCGAATTCTGGACGGCGTTGCTTCTCAATCTATTGTTTCGTGGCAATGGCTACGCCCGTATCGAGCGCGATGCCAAGGGCGACGCCTACGCGCTTTGGCCGATGGCTGCAGACCAGACTGAGATGCGCGTGCTGGATGATGGCAGCGTGGTGTATCTGTACTACGTCGGCAGTGATATCGCCGTGCTGTCTTCCGACAACGTCCTGCACTTGAAGGAGATGGGCAACGGCACCATCGGGCTATCCCGCCTTGACTACATGAAGGCAACAGCCGCTGAAGTTGCAAACTCGCAGACAGCGGCCAACAAGCTATTCGCCAATGGCGGCAAGCCGACCGGCATCCTGATGTTGGATCGCGTGCTCAATGAAGAACAGCGCAAGGCCGTGCAAAAGAACTTCGCCGAGATGGCGACGGGAACGACATCAAGACTCTATGTGCTCGAAGCGAGCATGAAGTACGAACAGATCAACCTCTCTCCGGAAGACATGCAGCTGCTCACCACCCGCCAGTTCGGCGTCGAAGAGTGCTGCCGCTGGTTCGGCGTGCCGCCCGTGCTGGTCGGCCACAGCAACGTCACTGCCTGGGGCTCTGGCATCGACTCACTGATCGAGGGCTTCTTCAAATTCACCGTGCGGCCGGCGCTGGTGAATCTGGAACAGTCCCTGCGCAAGCGCGTGATGAATGCTGCGCAGCGCTCGCGCTACACCGTGGAATTCAGTTTTGACGGACTGCTGCGCGCCAGCCTCAAGGACCGCATGGAGATCTACTCCAAAGCAGTGCAGAACGGAATCAAGACCCGCAACGAATGCCGACAACTGGAGAACGATCCGCCGCTGCCAGGCGGCGATGCACTGACCGCGCAAGTCAATCTCGTGCCGGTCGACATGCTCGGCAAGATCAAACCAACAGGAGGTTCAAGTGGAACACAAGACGCTATTGCTAACTGATTGCGAGATCAAGGTCGTCCCGGATTCCGGGGTCTTCTCAGGCTATGCGTCCACCTTCAACAACGTGGACTCGTATGGCGACACCATCCTGCCCGGTGCCTATAAAGACACCCTGCGCAAGAACGGCATGCCGAAGATGTTCCTGCTGCATCGTTCCTATGAGCTGCCGGTCGGCAAGTGGCTTGATGCCGGAGAAGACAGCAAGGGTCTCTACGTCAAGGGCGAGCTGACCCCGAACATGAGCGTGGCCAACGATGTCAAGGCCGCGATGATCCATGAAACACTTGACGGGCTCTCCATCGGCTACGCCCTCAAGAAAGGTGACTACACCCCGTCCGACAAAGTCGAGGGCGGTCGCATTATTAAGTGCGTGTCGTTGCTGTTCGAGATATCGCCGGTCACCTACCCGGCAGACAAGCACGCGCGCGTCGATGTGGTCGCACTAAAGAGCGAGATCGACGCACTCGAAACAATCAGAGATTTCGAGCGCTTCCTGCGGGATGCAGGCGGCCTCAGTAAAGGGATGACCGAGGCGCTGGTCAGCCGCGCAAAGATCGTGTTTGGTCAGGGGGAGCCTGAGCCAGCCGTGGTCGATGTGAAAGCAGCGCAAGCCATTATCAATCGCATCATCTCTCTATAAAGGAAAGCACCATGACCGAAGAAATCATGAAGGGCCTCGAAGCAATCGAGAAAAAACTCGCCGATCAGGCAACCAAAGCCGAAGCCGAGTTCAAATCCTTGGGCAAAATATCCTCCGACACCCAAACTGCCATCGACAACCTCGGCACCAAGCAGCGCGAGCTGGCGGACGAGATCCTGCAACTGAAGCAGCGCGGTACCGCTTCTGCCGAAGAAGAAAAAGGCGACGAGTCTTGGGGCGCGCAATTCGTGAAATGCGACGTATACAAAGCATTCGCAGGGGGGCAGCAGCAAAAGGCGCGCTTCGAAGTGAAGAACACCGTCACCAACACCGTCGGCAACACGTTCGCCGATCGCAAGCCCGGTATCGTTTCCGGCGCTGCGCGCATCTTCACCCTGGAGATGCTGCTGGCCAGCCTGCCCACAAGCTCCAATGCTGTCGAGTACGTGAAGGAAAACGTCTTCACCAACTCCGCAGCGGAAACGGCAGAAGGCGTCGCCAAGCCTGAATCGGGCATCACCACCACGCTGGTCACAGAGCCTGTCGCCACCATCGCGCATTGGATCAAGATCAGCAAACAGCTCGCTGCCGACAATGCCGCCCTGGCCGCGTACATCAATCTGCGCATGGTTTACGGCGTCAATCTGCGCGTCGAGAATCAGATCATCCAGGGCACTGGCGTTGCGCCGAACATGTCCGGCTTCACCAAGGCTGGCAACTTCACTGCACACGGCTACACCGCTGCAGCACTGAACGCACTGGGTCTGTCCCCGACCAATCGCTTCGACCTGATCGGCAAGATCCTGGGCGACTGCCAAGTTGCCGACTACCCAGCCGACGCCATCGTGCTGAACCCGGCCGACTGGTGGACGCTGCGCCTCACCAAAGACACCACAGGTCGTTACCTGTTGGGTGAGCCTGGCGATTCCGCAGTGCCGATGCTGTTCGGTGTGCCGGTCGTGGCATCCAACGCCATGACAGCCGACAACGTGTTGGCCGCATCGCTGGCCAATGCCGCGACCTTCTACAACCGTAAAGGCGTAGTGATCGAACTGAGCGACAGCGACAGTGACAACTTCACCAAGAACCTGGTCACGATTCGTGCCGAGCGCCGCTGCATGTTGGCGGTGGAACGTCCGGCTGCCGTGATCTACGGTGATCTGACTCCGGCGTAATTGGCCGGCTGAGTGATGCAGGGCAGGCAACTGCCCTGCATATTTTGGGAGAATCAAATGAGTGAATTAGTTCAGGTCAAGATCAAGGGCACCGTGGTGACATCACGCTACGGCGCTTTGTCTACTGGCGATCTTTTGCGCACCGATGCAGCATTCGCCAATCACTTGGTGGAAGAGTGCGGTGCTGCCGAGTATGTGAAAGGTAACGTGCGCGGTGCCGATGGCGTGACGAAAAAGCAAACGCAAAAGCAAAAGGCCAGAGAAGAGCGCGCTGCTGCCATCAAGGTTTTGCAAGACGAGATTTCCACTCTCGAAACCGAGGCTGCAGGCCTGCCGCAGGAAGAGCCGCAAGGCCTCGCCGCGTCGCTGCTGGCCAAGCTCGGCATCGGCGAGAAGGGTACGGCTCGCGAATCTATCCAGGCCGCATTAGAAGCCAAGCGCACCGAACTGGCCGCGCTGCAGGCGTAGTCGCTTTCCCATTGCCCAGTGCAGACATCTGCACCGGGTCTTGGAAAACCGATTAAGAGGAACCCATGGGACTGACACTCAAAGTCGCACCCGCTGCCGAGCCGGTCACGCTGGCCGAG